TGTTCCCGGATCTGCTGGTTCCACTTTTACCTATCATGGCAGATCCACATTTTCCACAGAATAGTTTTCCAGTTAGCAAATAGTTGGAATATGACCATTTATGAGAGGGCATTCGCTTATTTGTCTTTAGCATTTCTTGTACTTTCCGGAAGGTATCCTTGTCCACAATGGCTGGAACCGTGTCTTCATCCCGGATTACATCTTTGTAGATGTATGTGCCAATATATAACTCATTGTGTAACATCTTTTTCAGAGAAGAACGGTTAAAAGCTGTACCGCGTTTTGTATGATATCCCTCCTTGTTTAGATAGCGGATGATTTCAAATTCTGTATTTCCCGCGGCGTACATATCGAATATTTTCTTCGCAACAGGACCGGTTACCGGATCAATCTCATAGGTTTTATCCGAAGCTGCCCTATACCCAAATGCGATAGCTCTTCCTCCTGGAGCATGATGTTTCTTTGCGGCTTCCAATAAGCCCCGCTTTACGTTCTGAGATAGTTGAAGGCTGTAGTATTCGGCCATACCCTCCAACACACTTTCCAGGATTACGCCTTCCGGTCCTTCTACTACATTCTCAGCTACATACTCAACACGAACACCATTCTTTTTGACCCTGTATTTGTTAAATGTAATTTCTTCTCGGTTCCGTCCGAATCGATCTACCTTCCAAACAATAATCACAGTGAATTGGTGCTTCGCACAGTCTTGTAGCATTCGTTGAAAGGCTTCCCTATTGTCATTCGTTCCGGTTTTTGCCCTGTCACAGTATTCCCGGATGATGGTATATCCTTTTTTCTCTGCATATTTCTGCGCAGCAGCAAGTTGTCCCTCAATGGAGGTCTCATGCTGTCTTGTTGATGAGAACCGAGCATATACAACGGCCATTTCTCCGTCAGTATTTTTATTACCAGTCATTTTGTAATTTCATAGCCTCCTGCAATGTCAGAATCTGCATATATGGGTCAAAGAAGATCACGAAATCGCAATATTTGATATGTGTACCGTACTTATCGCGATAACATTTCAGACAATCATTGAGAAAGCTTATTGGAACATCAAGGTATTCTGCTATCTCATAGATAGTCTTGCATCCGGCTTCTTTTGCTTCTATGAGACCGTGTAAACCAACTTGTAAATCATATGCCCACATCCGTGCTTTACGCTCTTGTTTTCTGGATTTTGGAGTGTCATCAAGGATATCTCCTGATGAAGTGAAGTAATGTCCAAGTTCCTCAGCCAGGACACATGCTTTTTTCCGATAAGTGGGTATAGTGTGACGGATAGCTACACGAGTACCTTTTATGCGTCCGTCATAGGCTTGAAGGTCCTTTTCCCTAGTTACAAGACCAAGACTGTCCGCTGCGACGAGTAAACTATCATAAGTCATGTCAGCCACCCTCTTTTGCGGTTACGATTACGATGCGAAATTTGATGTCCGCTCACGCTCGTAATTGTTAAAAGTTATCATCATCCATGATGTCTTCATCGTGTGTGATCATATCCGACGTTACTCTCACATCTGTTCTGATATGAGCAGCATTTGGAAGAGAGTCTTGAAGATATTTATCCTGCATGAGCATTCCTTGAATGACACCTTCAGCTCGCAAGCGATCTGCGGGATCCAAGCACCGGATAAGATGGATCAGATTGTCGGCTGATGCTTGAAAACCGGTTGTCTTCTTTTGAGTTTCTGAATCTTGTTTTGAGATTCCCTTTGAGTAATCTGTTGGATCATCTGTTCGACCCAACAAGTAGTCTGCAGATACCTCAAGAGCATCTGCAACAGCAGCAACCGTTTCTCCAACGGGAGTGATATTCTTTGTGTTCCATTTAGAGATTGTTGCTTTTGTGGAGTGTATCAGTGTCGCAGCTTTTTGAGATCCTGGATCGAGTCCCCTCTTTTTAGCGATCGCAGCATATCTGTCATAAAAGGACAATTTTATTCACCTCACAGTAAAAAAAAATACTCTATCCCGTTGACAAGTTGAATGTATTCTGCTACACTCATTACAGATAGTTGAATAAGGTAGACTAAATGAAAACATAAAGCTGTTTTTAAAGGATATATGGTTAAAAGTGATGATTTAATTATATTCCTACGGTCGAAATCCTTCAACTATAAAGTGTAATTTGAAAAAGGAGGTAAGCATGGAATCAGATTTCAATGAGGATTGGACAGCGCGTGTTGTTGGGTTAATGCACAAGTATCGAATCACAAGTATAGAGCTGGCAGCGCGATGTGTGTACAAGGTGAGTAAGGATGGGAAGAAAAGCTATTCCCCTCAGTACCTTTCCACTGTCTTGAACGGAAACAAAATATTTGAGAGTGACGAAGCCGCTCAAAAGACGAGAGAGCGCATTTTATCGGCACTTGACGATCTGATATCGGAAAGAGTGAGCGAAGTAGAAAATGCAAGGACTGATGCAGGATCCGAAAGAGATTGATCTTTCACTTATCCCACCTGCAGAAATTCAAAACCTGGCAGCAACGTTTCTCGACGCCGTAAAGAGTTTTTACGAGGATTCTGGAAACGAAGCGAAGTTTCAGGAATGGTTACGGCGGCGGGAAGAACAGATGAAACAAGCGGTATAGCAATCACATACAAGGAGGCAACTATGTTGGAAATCAAAGTAACCGTCGAAGCAAAAGAGTTAGCACAGTCCATCGGTCAGCTAGCGGCTGCATTAAGCGGATTGGTGATCCCGAGACCAGAGGGCATGAACGCGCAGCCTGTTGGAGTACACGATACTACAGGAAAACCTACGGATATTTCTGCTGCGGCTACTGCGGAAAGTGTTCCCTCACAGCCGATGAATGCGCAGAATTCGGTCGATCAGATTCCGGTAGCGCAGGGGCAAGCACAATCGGGGAATGCGGCACGGGTTATGAACCCGTCTGTTACGGCAGCGGCTCCGGTAATTGACCTGGAGACAATTAGCAGGGCGGGCGCGGCCCTTATTGATCAGGGCAAGACAAAAGATGTTCTTGCTTTATTGGCAAAATTCGGGGTACCGGCTGTCAATCTTTTAGATCCAAGCCAGTATCCAGCATTTGCAGAAGGTCTGAAAGCATTGGGCTCGAATATCTAAAGAGGGAAGGTGAGTGTGAATGGCAGTACCGAAGCACGCGAAGGCGAGTGCATCCGGATCTAGTCGATGGTTGAACTGCACGATGGCTCCGACCTATGAAGCGCAGTTTCCAGATGGAGATCCAGGAATATATGCGAAAGAGGGAACCCTTGCTCATCGAATTTGTGAGTTAACAGCTGAATATAATTCCAAAGAGATTACAAAGCGGAAGTATAACTCACAGATTAAGAAGTGTCGTAAAGACCCGCTTTTTCAGGAAGAGATGATGAAGACCGCAGAGGTTTATGGTCAGTACATTTGGGAAAAGATCATGGCCTTTCCTGGAAATCCTTATCAGAAGCAGGAAGTCAGAGTTGATTTCTCTGAGTATGTTCCAGGAGGCTTTGGAACATGCGATTGCTTGATAATTGGAGGTGATACGCTTTGCATCGTTGATTACAAGCATGGTAAAGGCGTTCCGGTATCAGCTGAAAATAATTCACAGATGCGGCTGTACGCACTGGGAGCGCTGAAGCAGTACGGAATGCTTTATGCAGTGAAGCAGGTATCAATGGCAATCGTGCAGCCCCGGATCACTGAAGAAGTCAGTGAAGAGACGATTACCGTTGAGGATCTTCTTTCCTGGGGAGAACAGATCAAGCCGATTGCACAAAAGGCTGTAACCGGTATCGGGGCAGAGTTCAAAGAAGGTTCGTGGTGTCGATTCTGCAAAGGCCGTGCAGTATGCAGGGCAAGGGCAGAAAACATGACAGCGCTGGAAGACTTCAAAGATCTTCCGATCGATGGGAAGTTGACGGAGGAAGAGAAGGAACAGAGGACAGCGGCCATGGACGCGGGCTTTACCCTTCCGCCGGTGCTGACGGATGCGGATGTCGGAGAGTTGCTTTTCAGAGGCGAACAGCTTGTCAGCTGGTACAACGATCTGAAGGATTACGCGCTGGAAGCAATTCTGACCGGGAAAGAGATTCCCGGATGGAAGGCGGTTGCCGGAAGATCCAACAGGTCATTTGACGATACAGAC